TTGACAATGATCCGCTTAATAACTGTAGTCATAACCTCCAGTGGCTGTCTCACTCAGAGAATAGCAAGCGTCGTGGTAGCTCTAATAACTGGGCACCTCCTGTTAGACTGTCTAAGATCGATGTAGAGTTCATTAAACAGTCTCTAGTGGATGGTAGTATGAGTCAGTATGAGTTGTCCAAGATGTATGGTTGTCATCAGGGCTCTATCAGCATGATCAAACAGCTTAGGTCACATCGTGCTGTTGCAGAACATCTAAATGCTGCCCTCTTGAATACTTAATGTTATACTGAGTATAGAACGACCAATCGCGTAGGCATCGGAGGCAACGTAGGCAACTTTCGGGCGGGTTGCTTACGCGGTTAGTCGCTTGTATTCACCCACTTAGCAATACTAGAGGACTAAGAGAGTCACTCTAGTTCGTAGGCGTGTCGCCATCCGCCGGATGCTTCCCTATATACCATATATGGCACCTTATATGGAATCCCACTCGCAACTCAACAATACCCTCCATAGTGAGGACTACTAGAGGTATTAATATGTCATACAAGCACATTACTCTACACGAGTTTAATGCTATACTATTACAGAGTAACATAGCTATTGAACTTAACGAGTTAACTAAGCAAACTAAGTTCAAAGGTTTGAAGTATATACAGGAGGAGGATGCATTAGCACGCCTTGAGTCACTCTGTATAGGTGAAGGCTTTAACCCACAGCAGGTAGTTAAGTATACTCGCTGTATAGCTAATATGAACGCATCCCACCCTATTAGGGACTGGATTGAACGTGTGCAATGGGATGGCACAGATAGATGGCCAGAGTTCTATGACACTATCCAGAGTAACACTAATAACTACCAAGTATATATGTATAGATGGGCTATGAGTGCTATAGCTGCACTCTATGAAGATAACTTTAGTGCTGATGGTGTATTAACTCTAGTTGGTAAGCAAGGCATTGGCAAGAGTAGATGGGCTACATTATTAATGCATGATCATTCATGGTTAAAGTTAGGGTGTATACTTAATCCTAACTCTAAAGATAGCGTTATGGAGTGCACATCATCCTGGATCAGTGAGTTGGGTGAAGTTGATGCCACATTCCGTAAGAGCGATATTGCTCAGTTAAAGGCATTCATTACCAATAATATGGATTTAGTTAGACTACCATATGACCGTACAGCTAGTAGGTTCCCTAGACGCACTGTATTCTATGCTACTGTTAATGATCCTAACTTCCTAAGTGATGATGAGAATAGACGATTCTGGACTGTAGACTGTAAACGGTTTAACATTCCTACATTTGATATTACTCAGTTCTGGGCTCAAGTATATGCTGAATATTGTGCTTATAAGCAGAGTGGTAATGATAATGCACAACCATGGCGTTTAACTAACCTTGAACGTTACCAATTACAGATTGATCAAAATGGCTTTAAAGTTATTGATCCTATACATCAACTATTAGAACAATACATTAGTAAGCCTAATGTTAATGATCAATATGAGAACCTTAGCTGTACTCAGATATTACAGAAGCTACCTGGTATTAAGTTATCTAAAGCAGAGACTAACTCTGCAGGTAGGTGGCTTAGAGAGAATGGTTACTCTATAGGACATAAGAGTCTATGGAAGGTTATAGTTACTGAACCTGATATGTTCTCATTAGCTAATGTGGTAATACCAGATACAAATAGTGCCAATATGCATTAACCATATACCGTGACTCTAGATAGCCGGCGCACGCGCGCCGACTCTAATGGGACACACACCCTATATACTCTATGCCTAGGAGGTCAATATGAGTACAACTGAAGTACCTATAGACCTCTTGAATAGGGATGTATTACTCGGTATTGCTGGTCAGTTCTTGATTGGCAATATTGAAATGTCCCCTCAACAGGTCTCGTTATTAACATCACTGCTAGGTAAGGTTATACCTAATGCAGTACCACAGGAGAGATCCAATGTCCCAGGTAGTATTAGCGTCACAGTTAGGCTCCAACCTGGAGATATCTGTGAACCTCAGACCACATCAACTGAATGACTTCATACAGTTTAAACGCTTTAACATTCTCATTGCACATAGACGTTATGGCAAGACTGTAGTAGCTATCTCTTGGTTACTTACTCAGGTATTAAGTTGTAAGCATCACAGACCACAGGGTCATTACTTTGCACCATCATATGCACAAGCTAAGAGGGTAGCATGGGGTTATCTAAAGGACTTCTGTGCTACTATACCTGGCACATTATTCAATGAGCAAGAATTAAAGGCTACATTACCTACTGGTGGTATTATCCAGTTAGGGTCTGCAGATAACCCTGATGCCTCACGAGGTATATATAGCGATGCAGTAGTATTAGATGAACCTGCACAGATGCCCTCTCGTATATGGAATGAGATTCTTAGACCTGCTCTGTCAGATAGACTGGGTAGTGCTCTATTCATAGGGACGCCAAAAGGTCGCCATGGCCTATTCCATGAGGTATACCAACATTCATTAACTAATGATGATTGGTTTAGTGCTATACATAAGGCCTCCGATACTAATGTTATTGCCCTATCTGAGTTAGAGGCTGCATATGCACTGATGAGTGAAGCTGAGTATGCTCAGGAGTTTGAGTGCTCATTTGACAGTGTTAATCCTGGTGCATACTGGGCTAAGGAGATTAGTGCACGTAGAGCTGTATGTTGGGATGAGGGCTTAGTACGTAGGTTCCAAGCATATGAACCTGTATATGTGGCTATGGACTTAGGCATTAACGATGCTACTGCATGCTGGTTCTTCCAGATACATCATGATGATCAATATGCATTTATTGACTATGCTGAGTTCAGTAACTTAGGACTCCCTGATATTATTAAGAGTATTAGTGGTAGATATCCTCGTATTGCTAAGTTTATATGTCCACATGACATCATGGTTAGATCATTGTCAACTGGTCAGACACGTAAGCTTACTCTAGAGCAACTAGGCTGTGAGGTTATAGTGGCACCTAAACTACCAGTTATAGATAGTATTGAACTAGGTCGTAAGCTTATTGGTAATAGTACCTGGACTCAAGAGTGTAATGATGGTGTTAATAAGCTGATCAATTATCGTTCTGAGTTCAACCCTATTAAGAGCGTATTGTCAATGAAGCCAGTACATGACTTCTCTAGCCATGCCTCAGACTCATACCGCACTCTAGCTACTATCCCACTTGATCAGATACAGGGTACCTGGTCAGCACCCCTAGACTATTCACAACTTGACAAGAGGAGCACTTGATGATTAGCGATTCAGAACTATCCGCAATACTAGATTATGAGATATCCCAGGCAGAGGGCTATGAGTTCTCTAATCTGGCAGCTAAGAGAGAACTAGCACTAGACTACTACTATGGTAGGCTACCAGCTGCACCAGGTAACGGTCGTAGTGGGGTCGTCTCTACAGATGTAGCAGACAGTATCCATAGTCTGTTAGCCAGTATTCAACCTATTGTTAAGGGTACTCAGATTGAATTTGTTCCCACTCATGACAACGATACTAATCAGGTAGAGACAGATACTGTTCAATATAAGATTAGTGCTGATGGTGGTATTGAAGCCATATATGCTGCTATTCATGATGCACTATTGATGGATAATGGTTGGATTAAAGTGTCTGTTAAGGACGATACAGTAGAGGTTGAAGAGAAGTACTCTATCGATATACCTCCAGAGGCTATTCTCATGATTAGCCAACCTACTGCTCCTAATCAGCAAGTTAAGCTACAAGGATATACTGATTATATTAAGGTTACTAGAGCAACTACTACTCAATCGCTACAGTTTGATGCTATTGCTCCAGAGAACATGTTGTTCTCTAATGATCGTGAGTCTGTAGAAGAGCTTAGATTCGTTGCTGAATATAAGGCCTATACTGTATCTGAGTTGTTGGACATGGGCTTTAGTCGTAGTAAAGTAGATGATCTGCCTGATGCTACTGACTATACTGTGTATAACGCTAGGCGTAACCCTACTGCATCTGACGATACTGCTGCACAGGATGCAGAGCAATATAAGTCTGTATACTGCTGCTACATTAGGTTGGATAAGAATGACAATGGTCATAGTGCTCTATACCATGTATGGATTGGAGGCTCTGTTATACTGCTTAAAGAGACTGCAGATTATATTCCTTATATCTGTGGTAGTGCTGTACCTGTACCGCATAAGGTTCAAGGTATGTCTATCTTCGATGCCACTAGGTCTATCCAGGATGCAAAGACAGAGATCCTTAGACAGTATCTAGATAATCTTGCAGTTATGAATGGCTCTAGGATTGGTGCTGTAGAGGGCCAGGTTAATATGGGTGACTTAACTAATGGGCGTATTAACGGAGTAGTGCGTATGCGATCTCCAGATGCATTAGTTCCACTCCCATCTACTGACATTGGTCCACAGGCTATGGCTGGTCTTAACTATATGGATCAAGTACGTAGTCAACGTGTTGGCTCTTCACTAGACTATAACGATGTGCAGGCTCAACTGATGTCAGCACAGTCAGCAGTAGCAGCTGCAGGTCAATTAGCACAGATTGAGAAGATGAGTGGATGGTACGCTACTAACCTCATTAATACTCTACTTAGACCTGCATTCTTACTAGTGCATAAGGTGCTACGTAATGAATATACTCAGGCTATTAATGCTAAGTCTAACAATAAATGGATTAGTATTAATCCATCTGAGTGGCAACCTAGAGATAATGTGCATATTACCATGGGCATGACTAGTCAAGAGAAGGCACAGCGCATTAACGCCCTATCTACTGTTATTCAACAGCAACAGACTATTATCCAAGCTGGTGGCAATAATATTCTTACTGCACTGTCTAAGGTATATAACTCTATGAGTGACTGGATTAGAGCTAATGATCTGGAGTCTCCTGATCGATACCTCCTTGATCCTGAGCAACCTGAGCAACAGCAGGCAGCAGCTCAACAGTCACAACAGGCTGAACAGCAACGTCAACAATTGGTTAAAGATCAGCAGACATTATTGCAACAACAACATCGCCAGGATATGGCTAAGCAAGAAGCTGAGTTGGCATATAAGAAGTGGTCTGATGAACTTGATGCTGAGATTAAGGAAGCAGAGCTTACTACAGATATTCTTACTAGTGCAAATAAGAAGTCTGTATCTAGTTAAGTATGTTGACATTAGCCAAACTGCAAGTAGCCGCTGAGAATGCTGCTGCTACCATTCGCAATGACTTGGTCTATACTCTGGAGACATCAAATGTCCCTGATGATGTAGACCATGCTCTTGCATCATTACGCGTGCTGAATAGTCTTCAGCATG